CTATAAACGTTTTTACCAACGTCATCTTTGTTTAAATATATCATAATATAGTCCTTTTCAATTAGTTATATGTATAATATAACATCTTTTGTATAATAAATCAAGCGTTCCAGCAAAGATTCTTGTGTTTAAAATCAATGTCTTAGCCGTATTATTTGTTCACGTTTTGTTCTAATGAAGGTGAGTAACGATTATTTCCAGTTATCTTTGACCCATTGTTGTTCTGATTCGTGTGGATTAGGGTTACCGTGAAAGACGGCCACATTAGCGTTCATATCTTGTTCAAATGTCCATCGTTGTTTAGGAAAACGTGGTTCTTTTCTACTAAACCATTTATATGAAAAAGTCCATTCATCAGGAAATGGTTTCAATACGGAATTGTTTTTCATTAAATCTGTTATCACATTTTGGTCACCTTGTGCTTTTCTCCAAGATATTCTATCTGCAAAATACTTTTCCCATATAAGTGATGAAGCATTACTATTATTCCATTTCATTATACTTGAATTGTATATATTAGTTGGTTGGCCAAAATCATTTAGTATGCCAAATGTATTTTCATCGCCGTGATTGGCAAAACAGTCTATATTTTTTAGTATAACTACGTCTAAATCCATAAAAAGATTTACACCTTCTAAACCTGTTTCAGGATTAAATAATTGTAGTTTGTTCCACCATCCTTCCATATCGTGTCTTGGAAAAGATTTATAATGTATTTTTCCGTAAACTAAATCAAATAGGTTTACGTGATCTGTAAAACAATAAAATTCATATGGCACTGTAAGATGTCTTTCAACCATATTATATAATTTTTGTACATATTCAGGTTTATATTTGTCGCCATAATATACACAACAAAAATTAATCATATATTTTGTTCCATTAAAACTCGATATGCTGTGCCGTTAGATATTTCTTCTAATGTAAATTGATTTTCAGCTACATATTTTAACCATTCTACAACTGTTTTTCTTCCAGGTTTTAATGGCTTTTCTATAAATTTTAAATTATGTGAGGCAATAGGTGATACGATATTATTTGTATGACATATAACCGGTACTTTATTTAATACTGCATCTACAGCTGCCAGACTCATATTTGTAATTAAACAATGACAATCTTTAAATTCATCTTTTATATCTGTACCCCACCATTGATTACCAGGTCTTGGTTTGTTTCTGACTCTTATCTCTCTTTGTGTAAATTGTTTTAGTGTATTTGTTACTTCTTCTATCCATTGTGATTGACTTATTCCATTAATATGATATGTAACCGTTTCGGATGAAGGACATAGTAATATATGTTTAGTTTCACCTGTATTCCAACCTTTAAACTCTACATCAATACCTTTATGTTCTAATTCATTTAATCTTGCTCCTGTGCCTACTTTTCCTCTAGTTGTGTGTAATTTACCTTTTACAATTCTAAAGTATGTTTTATTTTTGTCTAATATAAATGGTTCAGGATATCTTTTAATAGGCATAGTAAAATAACCAGTATCTACATACCACCATTCTTCATTTTTTTCTATACACTCTTTAATTCTTTTAATATTATTACCGGCTAAACCCCAAAAGAAGTGGACAGGTCTATCTGTTTCAGGCCAACCTTTTGTTATAGCAGGCCATATTTGATGCGATAAACATTTATCCCAATTTATAAAATGACAAGTTATCATATAATATATTTTTGTTTTTGTAATCTATTTACAACATTTAAAGCAACGCCTTTTTCTATTTCTTGCATTGTAAATTGATTGGCTAATAAACCTTCAACCCATTTTTCTATTTCAATTAATGTTGGTGTATAAGGTTGGTTTAAGTTTAAAGAAGTGTTAGATACAGGCGCTACGGATGATGATTTATGACAATAAGAAGGTATACCTCTAAGTACAGCTTCAATTGCTAATGTTGATTGATAAGTTATTATACAATAAGCATTTTCAAAATCTTTAATCCAAGGAGTTTTAGAATCTTTAAATCTAACAATTATTTCTTTATCAGTTTGTGCCCTAACCGTTTTAATTGTTTCTTCTAACCAATGTTGTACGCCATTTTCAAATTTATAATATCTACCTATAGCATAAGAAGGAGGACAAATTAATATTTTATTACCAGTAGTTGGTATTATATTTTTAGGAAATAATAAATTTTTATTTTTTCTAATTCTAGTAGTATCTTCACTTGTCATTTTATCATTTACCAAGAAATTTAAATTTTCATTATTTAAACAAATTCTATATGATTTTTCATTTGTTATTTTATTTTCTATATGTTTTTCTGCTCTAAAAAAATATGCGTGATCAATATAATAATAGTTAATATTATTTTCTTTAGATCTCCATAATAATTGTTCTGTGCCTCTTAATATTCCTAAAACTACTATGGGTATTTTATCTTCTATCCACTTATGCCAATTAAAATCTTGCCAATAGGAAATTTCATACATATCCACATTTTTGGCATTTTTAAAATAAACACTTTCTGTGCTTTCGCAAAAAGCTCTAATAACGTGATTTGTTGCAGGTCTAGTTCCAAAACCGTAAATCATTTTTTAATTTGAATTTTAACAGCACTACAATAGAGATTAAACCATTCTTCAGAATAATCGCACATATCATAATCATTAAAATATGGGCCTCCATCTGTATAATGTACATTCTTTACATCTTCTTTATATGGATATTCACCTACTAACCAATTCCATTCTAATGGTAATGAACCTATTAGTTCTTCATTTTCTAACCATTTAAACTGATGCAATTCTAATCCACTGGCCTTATTAACATAGTCTGGTGTTAATGTTGTACACTTTTTACAATTCATTAACATAAAACTTGACCAGTTTTTCTTTGCATATTTTGTTTGTACTTGACCTAAAAATTTTGTTTCATCTTTAGGTGTGTAATCGTGTTTACAAACCTGCACGGCATACTTGTCATCTCTTAGTCGCCATAGTTCTGATATATCAGACAACATTAACATATCACAATCCATAAACAAAGCCCAACCTTGATAGTTCATAAGATGAGGTATAATAAATCTACTAAATGAAAATTCTGTTGATGATAGATTGTTTCTTTCCCTTACAAAATCATCTTTAATATTTGGTAAATATATTGGTGTAATTGATACTGGTTTTGTACTATGTTTTAATATACTTTCTGAAAGAATATGATATGCTATTTTTTCTTTGCTATCATATCCTATAAAAATGTTTATCATATTCTTGCCTCAGGACTTTTACCTAAAGCTTTTCTTTTAGGTCCTTTTGTATGATCATAGATTGTACCTAATACTGATCTAGCTTGTACGTGTCCTACATCATTATCACCTATATTTTTATTAAGTGTTTTTCTTTCATTTTCAAATTTTTTTCTAACAACGTCCCATATATAACTATCGTGTTGTTCTTTTTCTTTATAAATTAAATCTTCATTGTACATTTTTTTCATTTCATTAAAGTAATCTTTTGCATCTTTATGTTTTAAATTCCACAATAAAAATCCACATTCAGAATAATTTGATCTACCTAGGTAAGTCATCATTTTATCTTCTTCATATAAATATTTTTCTATAAATTCTACTGTTAAGGGTTTATAAAATACACTATCAGCATCCACCCATATTAATACATCATAATTTTTAAATTGTGAAGCTTGTACAACACTATAAACTTTATAACAAAATCTAACACCATCAGTTATAAAATTTTTAAAAGGTTTATTTTTGTTTCTTATTACAAAATTTTTACAATCTTCGCCTAATTCGTGTACTATTACGCCGGCTTCATATGGATTGAAAGCAAAATATTCTTCAGTATATACGTGTAAATCAAATGGCCAATTATAGGTTTGAAAAAATCTATAAGCATAATCATTATATAATTTTTTATTAAAAGATGTTATTACCAATACTTTCATACTACCTCGTAAATAATGTTTCTTTTTTAAGTTCTCCTCTATGGACATATCTATATTTTTTTAAATAATCTATCATATAATTTCTATAATCTATTTCATTTTTTGTTCTTACAGGTAATTCTAAACATAAAACAGGACCATACTTATCAATAGTTTCTATGCCGCCTTCAATTACCTCTTTTTCGTGATTTTGACAATCTACTTTTATAAAACCTATATCTACAAAATTATAATCATCAATTTTTTTTACATTTACTTTTATTGATGTTATTTGATTTTCTGATAATTTTCTATCGGTAGTACCTTCTTTTACTCCAAAATTATTTAAACTAGCATTACCACATTCATCTTGTGATACGTATAAATTCATCTGAGTATTTGTTACATTGGATATAGCTACATCATACAAAGTATAGTTTTTGTAATTTTTTAAATTTTCTATATAACATTCTATGTTATCAGGATGAGGTTCAAAAGCATAAACGTGTTTAAATTTTTGACACATTTGTTTTGACCAAAATCCAATATTACTACCAGCATCTATGGCGTTAGTATTAAAATTTTCAACCCATTTGAGAGCATATTCTCTTTGTGGATATTGATATTCAAAACTGCCATTAATAGGTTTTAACATAGGTTCAAAATGTTTGTCCCAATCAGGTAGATACCATCCTTTTATATTTTTCATTTAAATAGGCCAACTTTCTTTTGAAATAAACGTTTTACTTAATATCATATTTTTTTCCTCTTTGGATTTAACAAAATACCCCTCAATCAAATCATAGTTATTTATCTTAGCATATAAAACTCTTTTATTTCCAGTATGTACTGAAATTCCTTTTTTAAAATTACCTTTTTCGTCTTTAGGCCAATTTTTTTCTTTTTGCCAATAATGTTCCAAATCTGTTACTATAATAGGCCATAACATTCCATTTTTTTCTATACTTTTTGTAAAATTTTCCATTCTTTTATTCAACCATTTCAAACTAGGTATAATCATAATATCGTCAACTTTAAATTCTAATAAAGGTATATCTATATTTTCAATATATTTTTTAGCTTTTAATATTTTCATAACCAGCCTTCGCTATATAATATGCGTCTATAATATCTGTAATTGGGTTATTGAGTGTAGGTATATCAAAAACTTTCAAAAGATTTGTACTAGTATCTTTAGTAAACTGTTCATACATTTTTTGTTTATCTGCATTACCCTTACCTGTGGCAAATTTTTTAATAACACTTGGTACTA